AGGTGGCATCTCCATATCATCTACCTTTTCTTCTTTCTCATTCTTACAAAACAGATATAGTTCTTCTGCTACTGCCAATACTTCATCAAAAGTTTCTACTTCAGAAATCTTTTGGATGAGCAGACTCTCTTCAGGAGTAGTAAAAGAAATATTTAAAAAATTACCGATCTTAAAGTAAAGATTTGCACGATCAGCAAGATTGAGATCAGCAAGATTGCTGTCAGATATAGAGAAGAAGTCTTCTTCTTGTAATTCCTTATATCCATGGTAGAAAGTTTTTGCTAGTCCAGCATACCTACGTTTCATCATTTTTTCAATACGCGCATCCTCCACTACATTCACAAATTGTGGGGGAACTGCTACCTTCTCTAACCAATTCTCATCTGGAGTGAATAAGGCATGTCCCACCTCATGGCCCACCAGGAGGTCATATACCACATCACTTGCCTTGTCCCACATAGGAAGAGTCAAGACACGGGTGTGGACATTGAAGCAAGCAGTCTGGGTCTGTTTGTGCTCTACCACCAGGTCCTCAGTAGCAAGGAGTTTGGCGAGTTGAGATTTGATTTCTTGCTTGACTGCCATAGGGTTTGTCTCGTATGCACCTATAATACCAAACCCCCACCAAAGGCGGGGGTATTAGGTGACAGTTCTCCGAGTGTCTATAGTGTGCTTAGATTAAGTTAAAATGCTCCTACAAACTCTTTTGCATGTTGCTTGGTCCTCACTACAATCAATTAAACATTCATAGTAATCATTAATTAGATCACTTTCCTCCATTGTAGTGTCTATGGTTTGACTAAGTTTTTTAAGACTTTTAGTCCAGTCTGCTAATTGATTAAATGATACTAGATTGTGCATGATGCCCTCCTCATGAAAAAAAAATAATAACGGGAGTTTAATACATCCATATCCCCAATTCTGTTATTATTTAGTCAGCGTATGCTAACTTAATGAAATATTAGTTACAATTAATACTTTTTTATAATCACACAATAATTCTTTACGCTAATAGTTCTGGGTAAAGGTATTCAACGTCTTTAATGTAAGAATTTTTAATATTGTTTGATAGGGCAGGAGTTTTTTTAAGTTTATTTCCTTCGTCTTTTGATTTTGGATACTTAGTATTTTTATTAAAACTTAATTTAACACCTATAATATCACTCAACCATTCAAAAAATTGTTCGTCCATCCCATTTTCAAATTTCCAAATGTGAGTATCGTTTCTTAAAAACTGAACCTGAGGTCTGTACCAATTAAGTGCTCCCTCTAATGGTAAATTTGTAATCATAGAGGGGAACATAATAGGATCCTCCATTACAGATTGAATATCATCACCATAAGCTCTTTTGAGATAAATTGATCCAGAAATAAATCTATCAATTGGATTTCTTACAATAGAAAAATGAGGAATACCTTTGACATCAAGATATTTTTCATACCAGGGTCTGTGGTAATGTGCAATTTCATATCCATTTACAATAGACATTACACCATAACCATTGTCAAGATGACTATCTCCCCACTCAAAATTATTTTCTAAAAGACTAGACTCTACAAATCTCCCCGCAGTTCTAGGGATGTGAGCAAAGAATACTCTTCTCCCAGTATCCTTATGTGTGAATGTTGGCATTATACCATCCGACTAAATCCTTTCATTTTTTCAAATCTAATCACATCTGCAAACCTATCATGAAGTGATTCTTTATGAGAGATAACAAAAATGTTTGCATCCTTTACTACAAATCTAATAATCTTTAGAAACTCTTCTGTTCCAAATCCATCAAGAGAGCTATCAAATACTTCATCCATAATCAATAAATTAGTATTAACAGAGTTCTTCATCCTTGCTACCTCTCTCCAGGTAAACAGGAGTGCCAAATCAATTCTCATCTTCTCTCCCTCGCTGAAAGAAGAATAGGAAAAGTTTTCATGGATTGGGGACTGAACGGTTTCATTAAATTCCTCATCAAGTGTGAAGTTGATGTAGAAGTCCATCAGTTGTAGATACCGATTGACTTGCTGATTTATCAGCGGTAGATACTTCTTAATGATTTTGGATTTGACTCCACCGTCCTTGAGTAAACTATACGAGAAATCGTAATAGTTGATTGTGTCCTTCTTTGATGCTAAATCGTCGTATGTAGTTTGTAGACTGTTCTGAAAATTCGCTAACTTTTCATCTTCAATATTTCTATCTGCAAGTTGTTCGGTAACTCTTTGAATTTCCGATTCCAGATCTCTGATTTGTCTTTGACATCCAGCGATCTTAATATTGTTTTGAGAAATGCCATGTGTTAGTGAAGTAATCTCCTTTGATAGGGTAGTGAATTGACGCTCTCGATCTTCTTCCTCTTTAATTGCCACCTCCAGTTCTTTATAACCAGATTGCAACTCCTTTGCCTTAGTTTGAGCGTCGTTAATTTTATTTATTCTAAAGTCCTCTTCAATAGACTGCGTGCATGTAGGGCAGACCGTATTCTCCGTGAAGAATTTATGCTCCTTAGTAATAGTTGATACTTTGTTGGAAATTTTACCTTTTAAATTTCCTAACTTACGAAGTTTACTGGTAGCACCTGTCACACATTCAACTTCTTTGTTTAACTTAAATACATCTTCTTCTATGATAGCATTGTTATTCATCAACTCATTTTCTTCTACTAAGATATTTTGAATCTTAGTTTCTTTGCTTTTGATATTTTCTTTTCCTCTAAGTTCTAACTCTTCAATAAAGTTTTTCTGCATTCTAACTTTATCATTGAGAGATTCTTTCTTGAGATCTAAGACTTTAATCTCTTCACGCAATCCTCTAATCTTATCTTTAATCAAATTATTCATTGATGAGAAGATACGAATATCAAGAAGATCTTCAATCACCTCTCTACGATTAGATGCAGTCAATTGCATAAAAGGAACAAAGGTGCTACTACCAAGAATTACAATTTGAGTGAAAGACTTATAGTTCATCTTTAGAACATTTTGCTCAAGCCACTTCTGCTGATCAAGTGTAGCAGCAGATTGATTTAATACAGATCCATCTTTATAAATCTCAAATAAATTTGGTTTGATTCCACGAATAACTTTCCAGTTAGTATTTCCAATACTAAACTCAACTTCAACTACACAATCTTTTTCATTAACTGAGTTGATAAGTTGTGGTTTATTAATTTTACGAAATGGTTTTCCAAACAGAGAAAATGTAAGAGCATCAAGTAATGTACTCTTTCCAGCACCATTCGTACCAATAATCAAATTGGTAGGATGTTTTGTTAGACTAATCTCTGTATTTTGATTTCCAGTAGAAAGAAAATTTTTCCAACGAACCTTTTCAAATAAAATCATGTGCTTCTTCTGGAGGAATTACGAGGTCATTTTTACTAATAACAGTATAATTATAATCATGTATCTCACAAGTCTTAATCATTATAGCATCTTCAACTTCAATGACATGCATTTCTGGAGAACCTTCATCTTCCAACATCATAGCATATCTCATAGCATCGTCTTCACCTTCAAACAAATAAAGGATCTGTTCGCCGTCTTCATCATTTACAGAATATGCACCATCTGTTTCTTTTCCATAGATTGTTAAAATATACATTTCAAATTAGTTCACATGCTTCTTGATAAGTCTTTCGCATAAAATTTTGAAGTCTTGACTTATCAAGATTTATTTCTGCTTCTTGAATGTATCTGTTTAGAATGGAAAGAGTATCCTCTGATTCAAATGCTTCAAAGTCTTCTGCTTCTTCCATAACAAAATTTTCTACAATCTTTAGTTCTGCTACATTGGACTCATACAACTTATCAATAAATTTTTCAAACTTCTTAATGTTAGATTTTTCTCTAACAATTACTTTTACAATCTTGTTGGAAAATTCTCTAGTATCAAAAGTTTGATGGTCGGTGTCTTCATAGTATACATTATAGAAGATCCGATATGGATTATCTACTGGATTATGTTCCAGAGTTTCTGTATCAAAGATGTGGAATCCTCTCCGATCACCGACATCGTTCCAGAACATCTCATAGGGGTTGCCCAAGTAATAGATTCGTCCATCATCCGATCGAGTGTGATAGTGACCGGAGAAGACCTTCTCGAACTTTGAATATAACTCGCTTGCATGACCATGATCCATGATGACGCCTCTATGAGCTCTAAATCCTGACAACTCAAGGTGCCCCATCGCGCACTTGCTATTTGAATTTTTAATAAATTTAAAAGTACTCTCTTCATTATCTTGATTGATCCAGGGAATAAAAAGTATATTGCGATCATCTATCTTGACTTCCGTTGCTTCTGAATACACTGTAACATTATCATACTCACGGAGAAGAAGATCAACAGCATTGACTTCATTAGTATTTTTATAGTATGCAGTATGATTACCGACAATAGTATGAACACGGATTCCCATGTCCTGCAATCTATCGTAGTAATTATTCTTTGCCCATGCTAGTGCAGAGAAGTCAATACCCTTGCGACTATCAAAGGTATCTCCCATATCAATCACTACCTTGATATTATTCTCTTCTAAGTATGGGAAGAAAATATCGTTATAGAACTTTAGAAAGTAATCGTGAAATAACTTAGAATTCTTGCGAGCACCAAAGTGTTGATCGGTAATGATTGCAACTTTCATTAATTACGGAGTTTGGAATGCACTGCATCTTTGATACTATTATATTCGGAGTAGTTGGATCCGTCAAGGGTGTTGTTGCCGTCAAACACCTCACTGTAACCAGACCGTTCGATGATCTTGTTCTTAATTTCTAACTGTCTTTTTTCTCGCTGAATACGACGCAAAAAAGCATAATGAATAATCTGAGTGAAATACGCAAAGGGATTCTGGGATTTCTCTGGGTTAAAGTTATGTATGTACTGAACGCAGTTCTCAATTCCGTCAGAGATCATGTCTTCCTTAAACATGTAATTGACGAAGTTAGGTTTGAATGATAGATGGTTTGCAATCTTCAAGAAACACTCACCAACATATCTTGGAATAGGTGGTTTTGTATCAAACCTTCTTGCTCTCTCTGATTTATCTTGCTCAGAAAGATTCTTTCCAAACTTTTTTCTATAAGCAATTTCAACTAATGTTCTATATTCAATCAGAGCAGCAAGGAACTCTTTATTATTGACGTAATGTTCTGATCTTTTCCTTTTAGTCATACCTGGTTGAATCATAAAAATATCTCATATTATCTATAAATTATAACATCTTTAGATATACTTGACAAGTCACTCAATGTTGTATAGAATAACTCTGTTAGGGTTCATAGGGATGGCTTAGGTACTCTTAAATATCTTCTCTAATATCTCTTTCATATCGTTGACGTTGCCCAATCTTCCCATACTACGATTGATTGTAGAATTATTTCTCTTCGGTTTATTTGATGTTCTAATATAATCTTGATACATCATTATCATTTCTATATCAGATGATTCAGACATTGTAAGAACATCATTCATATTAAGAATGAACATGTCATCTGTTGTGGTTTTTAACCATGGTTCTATTTTATATCCAACAACTCCAATCTTATTTTTAATTTCACCAACAACAATTGGATGTGAAACTAATAGCATAGTTCTATCATTCTCTTCAGATGCAGCTACTTTTGCAAATATCTCTTCACCTGATTTTAGTTTAAGTGTTGCGTAAAAATCTTCTTCCATTATACTTTTAATTGAATAGTGATTATTTCATAGTTAAAATTTTCTTCATTATATGTTTTGATTCTTTCTATAAAATGATTGAGTGTGTAGTTTCTTCTATTTTTTGTAGAGCAATCATCTGATATATCATACAGAGTTGCTTTTACTTTATCTTTTCCTTTTCTAAGAACTCGTCCAATACTTTGAAGATTGCGGACTCTGGACTTACTTGGAGAGGCAAAGATGACATTATGGAGATTTTTAATATTGATACCTGTAGAGAAAGTTCCATAAGATGCAACGATGATTGCGTTAGATTCTCTTTCAGTTATTTCTCTCACCAATTCTCTTTCTTCGGTATCTACACCTCCGTGTATAAAAAATACTTTACGGTTGTCACCCTTGTTCTTATTTATCTTGTCATAGAGTATAGCACCATGGGATTCTACTCTTGCATACAGAACAAGAGTATTTCCTTTAAGATCAAGTGCTAGATTTTTAATAAAATTATTACGTTGTTCGTGACTGATTAAATACTGTATCTCATCTTCATATACATCAAACTTTTGTGGAGGATGTTTAAGTACAAGACACTGAATATCAAGTTGAGAAAGATGCCCTTGTCTCATCAACTCATCAGTTCTTGTCACTTTGTATGATGGTCCAAACAGTCCCTCTAAGACCCACTTATGCGTCTGTGTGCCGTCTAAAGTTCCAGTAAATCCAAATCTATACTTTGCATGATGCAACTTGGTCATGATCTGTATGAGAGACTTAGACTTGAATAAATGTGCTTCATCACCTATAATGACACCATAGTCTTCAAAGAAAGATCTCTCTAGTTTATATACAGATTGCCAGGTCGTAATTGTCACTGGAGCTTCATTACTTTTTTCCCTACCAGAATATATACGGTGACAATATGAATCAGCATCCCAACCATAATCAAGAAAATCCTTGTACATCTGCTCTACGAGAGATGTCGTTGGAACAACTAAAAGTATTTTTTCTCCTCGGTCTACGTAGTATCTTACGAGAGAATAGATCATCAATGATTTGCCAGAAGCAGTGGGGCTTATCAGTAACTTTCTATTATGCTTTAGAGCACCGTATACTCCCTCAACTTGGTATTTACGAGGAGTGTGAGAACAAATAGAGTGCATGTAATCTTTAACACCCTCATATGAAATATGGTCATTCTCCTCATAAGGAGTTCCATAAAATTTATTATCTTCAAACTTATAACTATATCCATAGTTATCACAGAACTGAACAATCTTATCTAACAGACCAACATAGATCTGCTTAGATCTCATATCGTAAAGGTGAATCTCTCCATTCCAATTCCTTCCACGATACTGTGGCATAAATTTTGCATTCGGAACCTCAAACTTAAAGTGATCTCTAAGTTCATATTCAATATGAGGTTCAGTATTAATTTTTAAAAATACTTCGTTTGATTTAGATATAACAAGATTGGCAGTCGTATCAATCACGATGATCCATTCATCTACTAATATTTATTACATATTTTCAAACTTATATTCTAATATCATTCTATACAAAGAATCTCTTAAGTACCAAAGGTGCTGTTGTTCCATTGGATGTCTGGCAGGAGATCCTTCCCATTTCTCTATTCTTCTTAAAACACAGTGATGCAAGAGATGAATATCCTCTATGGTCAAATTGACTGAGTAATCAAATTCTTGACTTGGTTCGAATTCTTCATTCATTATCCTAATCCGGCGTTGAATCTCATAAACTCAATAGCATTTTTGATTTGATAAGTTCTATTAGTTATCTGCTTTAAAATACTTTCAATATATACGAGCATCGTATCATAGTAATCAATCTTTAAACATACTGTAGAGAGTTTTTCGTCTGCATCCAGATACTTTTGCATTGTATCTTTATCTCTAATTTTTTTGGGAAACGGAGACTCAACATATACCTCAGGATCTGCTTTACCACTGAAGTATTCATAACGCTCATGTCTTATATTTTTTCTTTGTTGCTCTGCTTTTTTTCTTAAAAGGAAAAGTGTATTATAAAGTTCAAAATATTTTGCATGTAGAGAGGGGATACTTAATGATTCATCATGTAGATTGTCTCTATCAATTTTTGAATCGTTCTCCCACATCTCTTGAAGTTTATCAAGATCGATCATAAAGTGTTTCCGGACATATCCTGCATATCATAGATAGTATACTTGAAACTTACGTCTGCTGTAAAGTACTCGATATCGGTATCAGTAGCATCGAAAGTAATAGTTGATAATGAATATGGAAATACATCTTTAAACATTACCTGAAACTTAGGAACAAGATTATTACTTAATACTTGTAGAGTAGCATCAGAGTAGATATTCTCACCTTTCTGTCCAAATTTACTAATAATTTTTCCATCCTTACTGAGATCTTCTAATTGACTTAGTTTCTCTGGATATCCAAGACCTCTTATCCAATTTTGAATCTCCATATAATTAAAAAGATCCTCATCAACTAAGAATCTAAGAGTTAGATCACCAAAAACAATCTTATCTCCAGGAATATCAATGTCCTTAAGATAACTTGTTTGTTGAGCAACACCTAGATCTAATGATGGGATATTTGCTTGGTTGCAGAAAAATGCCGCAGCAGGACTTCTCTTCAATGCAAACTTAAAACCAGTTGGTGCTAAGAAGTTTCTATTCTCAATGGGATTCCCAGGTCTATCTGCGGGTTTTTTTCTAGTTGCCATTACTCGCTAACTACAGTCGAATTTGAAAAATGCTTAGGTGCATACGTCACACCGTTGGTAGTAACTGTGGTTGCTTTGACAGCATTAGCATCAGACTCATTTGTATAGACTTTTCTATCAGCATAAGTTTCTGACCAAGCATTATCGCCTTTATAATATACATCACCAATCGTAGGATTCATGACACTTGGAGTTTTGATATGATAGGGCATTTTTTTGTATATCTCTACCTGATTATTTAGATGCAAAAAAAAGACCCCCCGAAGGGAGTCTTGTATAACCTTGTGACCAATGGATCACATAAGGTTCTTAACAGTAACGCGACGATAGTAGCGGTTGCTGTTGACACGGAGACGACCTGCGCCTGCAGTGGTTCCTTCTGCGAAGGGGTTAGCAGTAAGACCATAACGGGTCTTAAAGCCGATTTTAGGTTGGAAGGTGTTCTCCCCAACGGCGCGAACCATCTGGAGGGGAACATAAGGACAATAGAAGAGTCCTGCATCATAAGGTGAAGAACCCTTATATCCAACAACGTAGTACTGGTTAGCAGCAACGTTTGCAGAATATGGGTCAATGTATACACGGAATTTGCCCATCAAGACTCCAGCAAAGGTGTTGCCGGTGTCATCAACGTTCAAGTTAGCATTCAGTGCAGGGGTGTAGTCAAGCACACCAGCCATGGTCAGTGCAGACGCTACGTCAGCAGAGCACATGATGATGTTGCCCTTTCCGCGACGAGTTCTTTGTGCGATAGCGTTCGCATCTCTCTCGATTTGGAACAGAAGACCCTTGAACTTCTCAACAGACCAACGTCCGTTTGAGTCAATGTCGAGGTCAAACTCACCAGCAGTTGCAACGTTAGTTGCTGCACCAGGTTCTGCAATCTTGTAGATTGTTCTGATGACTTCTCTGTTGATTTCCGCAAGGATTTCAGTAGAGAGGATGTTAGCAAGTTCTGCTTCAGCATTAAGACCGTGGATTGCCTTAAGGTCTTGTGCCAGTTCCAAAGAGTACTCTGCTTTCAGAGCTCTGGACTTAGCGGTTACAGTGACTTTCTCGATCGAGAATGCCATCTGGTTGAATGCTGCATCACCAGCACCATTCAGTGCTTCCGACTCAGCGGTGGTCATGCCCTGACCGACATCATATCCGGTCGAGGATGCTGTACCAGTTGGGTTCAGCGCACCTGGGTTTGTTCCTGCTTGTGCCTGGGTAGTACCCAAACCAGCATTAGCATCGGAGAAACCACCGGTAAGGGTTCTACCTGCGTTCTGACCAGAGAACGAGGTGTCTGCTTCGTCGAAGAATGCCTCGTTGGCGTTTGCCTGTGAGGTGTACTTCGAACGCATTGCGAAGATGAGTCCAGTAGGACCGGACATTGGTTGCACACCTGCGAGGTCATATGCGACCAGGTTAGGCATAGAGCGTCTGATCAAGGAGATCAGAACGGGGTCGAAACCTGCAACAGGTGATGCACCACTACCAGAGAAACCAGCATTGCCAGTTCCAGATGGATCAGTGTTAATATTTGGTTGCTCAGTCAGCATTCCACCTTGATCGAAGGAGGAAGACTCTCTGAGGAATTTTTCTTGGTTTTCTAACAGGACAGCGGTTACTGCACGACGATGGGAATCTTTGATTTCATCGCATCCTTCAGCATTGAGAAGGGGTGCCCACTTTTCCTGCAGATGTTCGGATTGGAACATTTGCTTTTTACCTTTAAGTGTTTAGTTTGATTTAATGTTAAATTCAGTTTTGCTTACCGAACGAACCTAGTGTTCTCAGATATGCATCCATTGAATTTGAGTAAGACTCAGATCCAGCTTCATCCACACCTTCGGACAGGGTTTCGGTTTTTGCTACTGGTGATTTCTTATCGGAGAAATATGACTCCTTAAGTGTTTCCAGTTTTTCACGATATTGACCTTCACTTTCAAACTCTACACTTTCGGAAAGTGAGGCGAGCTTCTCTTTCTGGGTCTGTGCTAGACCTTCGGAGACTTGATCTAAGATACCTTCAGCAGTTGCCTCTGAGAGACGACCATTGAGTGAGATATTCTTCTCAATTTGCTCATTGAGTTTGGTTTCCATATCATCTAGTTTTTCTACCATGCTCTCAAGCACATCATACTTATCTTCAGGGATTGTTACATAATGTTCTTCAAATAGACCCTTCATTCCTTCAAGGAATGATTCGGTCATTTCGGTCTTAAGACCGGTTTCAACTGCGAGTGCATTCTCTTCGAACCACTCGTCAGCAACATACTCAAGATAAGAATCTACTCTTTCAGCGAGTGATTCTTTTGCTGCTTCGATTTCCTCAGCAAGCTTCTCTTGATATTGTGCTTCCAGTTCTTCTTTAATACCAGAAATTTTGGAATTGATTGCTGCTTCAAAGATGGTCTTTGCCTTTTCTTTGAATTCTTCGGAGAGTTCTTCACCACCGAGGAGAGCATTTACGTCCTCTTCGATATCATATTCAGCAACGGTTGATTCTTCTTCAGCAACAACTTCTTCAGTTGAAACTTCCTCTTCTTCAATAGTTGCTTCTGCTGAAACTTCTTCTTCTTCCTTCATACCTTTCATGGGGTCTGCGGATTTTGCTCCTTTGTTTACAACATCTTTTACTTGCTTGAGAGTTCCGCCGGGAGTCTTCAGCTTTGCTGAATCATCATCGACTCTGTAATTCTCTGGTGTAGGACCACCAAGATCTTCGTAAGTGGGAGGAGTACCACCTGTAGTAAGCTTAGGCATGGCTTCTGCAGGTTTTGCTCCAGCATTTACAGCTGTCTTGGATTGGGGTGTCTTTACTTCCATTTCTTGTAATTTTTTTCCACGAGACATGTGAACTCTCCGTTTTTTCCGTATTAAAACTATATTTATTTATAAAATTAAAGATTCGTAAGGAAATCATTAAATATACTTAACTTTTGCTCGTCAAGTTGCTTTTGATCTACTAACGTATTAATCTGTTTGTATGTTTTTTCTGCATACTTCTCACGAAGAATGCCTCCATCCCATACCCAATCCTTACCTTCCATAATGCCTTCAACAAAAGCATCAGGTGCAGAAGGATCAGCAACGATATCAGCAGCAGTTGCTAACATAAAATCGTCACCGACAATGTTAACACCCTCACGGGTCTGCTTTAATGAACCAATACCACGAGATGAAACACCAAGTTTTACACCTTCTTCAATAAGTGAAGATGCAATTTTACCCATAGGGGTACTCAGAATTTTTGCTTTACCAATAAAGTTTGATCCACTCTCTCTTAAAGAAACAATCTTATGGGATACACGATCTAAATTAACTGTTGGTCCATCGGGGTGTCCAAGTTCGCCAAGTGCTCTACCTGACTGAACATGATTTTCATTATATCTACCAACTTCACGGCGAAGTGTCTCCATAGGATACATACGACCATTACGGTTCTTGATGTTTCCTTGAAGGAATACTCCCTCAATATACATTGACTTCTTGCCGTTCTTTTGTTCGACAATAAATTCTACTGACTCTACCTCTTCTCTAATCAGTTTCATCCGTTTGCACCCTTACTTGTTTGTACTTGTTGATAATGAAGTGTTCCAGATCCAGTTCCTAATGCGGCAACCATAAAGGAACCTCTTAATTCTGCAGAATTAGTTGGTATAAGTGCAGCAGGATTTCCTGTGCTTGAATCATGATCTACAACAATTCTTGTGCTATAAAATCCATCAACACCAGCAGAATTGTCCACAGAAGAAACAATTTGATGAGTAAAATTGTAATCAGTTTGTCCAGTTACAGTAAGAGATACTGCATCACCAACCTGGAATGGGGATCCAGTTCCTTCGGGAAAATCAATAGTGGTTGTTGCTCCCGTAGTAATACCAATTACTTTTTGATTTCTACAAGCACCTAAAGTAATAACTTCTGATTCACCAACAGCAATATAATAATTAGCAGTTGTTGCTGTTGGAAGAGTACCAATGGCAACATGTGCTCCAGCACCAACAGCAACAACTCTTAAAGCATCTGTTTTATGTGCTGTTGTATCCAAACCTCTTGCAGATGAAGTAGTAATAGGAAGTGCTGAATTAATACCGACCGGATTATGCGCCATTATTCTTTATAGTTCATTTTTATAATAGTTATTTATAATTTATACGCCATCACTAGTTTCTAACTCGTCATCAGAAACTTCTACTTCATCTTCAACTTCAATCTGATCCTCACCAGAGAAAGTAGAATTAGCCACTAAAGGACGGAATGCATCAACTCTCTCAGCTGACTTTGCATAAAGAACATCTTTAAGTGCATCACTGATTTGAGATGGTGACTCATCCGCAATAATCATATCTAAAAGGTCATCCATTTAATTGTATAGTAAACAACTAGGTATATTTATATCTCTCCACCCTTAGGCATCTCTGGTGCTTCAGTTGAAGATCCATCAATGTCAGGTTCCATTTGTGGTTTTCCTAAATCCATTGATGCTTCTGTCTCAAAAGGCAGTCCAGTTGCAGGGTCAATCGTTGCAGGATCTGGAATAGTTCCATCCTTAATT